CTAAATGACTACGCGTATCCACCATCTTATCTAGATACATAGAATACGAAAATTTATATGATTCTTCAACTATAGACACTATCATAGTCTTACAATCTCTTAACTCATCATCACTTCCACCATTTTTAACTAAATACTTTTCTGATTGTGCTACTATCTCCTTCATACTCTCTCTTATAGTATTAGTCCCACCATATGATGCTGGCAATATCTCCTTCTCATACATATCAATTGGAATCTTCTTAGTTAAACTCAAATACTTTCCCAATTTTATACCTGTTTTATTCAATATATTTAAAACACTGTTATTCTTAACTATTTCAATTATTTTTGGATTCTCTTGATATTTATTGACTATCATATAGAATGACTCTATAAATTTCAATATACTCTCCTGAAATGATATCAATGCTATCATACCTCCACTCAATTTCTCCCACTTTTCCATCGTAATATTTCCAAGTAATATCCTCTTATCTCTAACATAATCAATCTTTTTATCCATAGGTAAATTATTATACTCTGAATCTATAGATCTTAATATTGAATGAACCAGGCACGATCCATCTCCTATTGTCCCAGTTCTCACCAATCTATTACACACAGGAGAATATAATGTATATGTCCTATTTATATCCGCTATACTAGGATTTTTCAATAAAATACTCTTAAGCATTATTTATTTTTTTTATAATTTACTATTTTTAAAATCATTTTTATTTTGTTACAGACACTGACTCCTCTTTCATCTTATTCAAATGTGTCTGAACAAACTTATACAACATTCTCTTCAACTTATTTGGAAACAAATTCAAATCAAAACTTATATCTGTCTTATTTGTATATTTACCATTATACGGTAATATAAAACTATCATTCTCCTCGTGATTTAAATAATACGACTTTACTAGAGCATATATAAGCTCATTACCATTCTGGTCTATCTTCTCTATCTTTGTTAAAAAAGATTTTTTTTGGACCGTATTCAAATCTGTAGCATCTTCTCCTACTTCCTTGTATAAAATATCATATAATGGAAAATTACTCATTTATTTATCAAATTATCACAAATATTAATTCATTTTATTTTTTATAATATTATTTTTTATATCTATAATAAATAATGAGTCTTAATACTATAATAATCATATTATGCATTCTATTTATTTCATACCTAGTTATTCGCTGGTTTAGAAATCATATTAAAGAAAATTTAATGCAAAGCGACCCTATTATACAAGAATTAAGAAATACCCTAGCCCCCGTTTTCCCTAAAATAACTACTGTTAAAATCTTTGAAAGTGAAGGTAAATCTTACACCATCAATAAAGAACGTGTCTTTTTATGCCTAAAAGATAAAGATAACCAATATTATAGCAAAAATATGCTCGTATATGTTCTACTACACGAATACGCCCATGTCATCAATGATGAAATCGGACATACAGAAAAATTCCACATTCTTTTTGACCAAATACTAGAACAAGCTGCTGATGCTGGAGTATATGATCCTACAGTTGAACCCGTTAAAGATTACTGCGAACATAAATCCGAATAAATTTCCGGAAGGCGGAGAAAAAAATTACTTTTTTATAAACTATTTTTTTTTGATTTTTTAATTATTATGAATAGATAATTAAAAATATTTTTATGGCATTGTAAAAAAACTCTAAAAAATCCGAAAAAAAATCTGGACAATTTTTTGTCCACACACACACAAAAAATGTGTGTGTAGATGAAAAATATTTTAAAAATTTTTAAAAACTTTTTTTTAAACGATTGTTATACCTGAAATTATAAAAAATATTTTTTATGATAAAGTAACATAAAAATTCTCTATTGTATTTTATTGGTAAATTTGATTTTGAATCGTAAAATAGAATAAAGAATAAAAAATTTTATGATTCAAAAATATTCAAAATTATTCTACTTGAATAATTTTGAATAAAAAAAAATTTTAAAATTTTTTATTCAAAAAAAAACAATTTAAAGATATATTTTATATAATAAATAAGAATGAATTTTGTATGCGAATTTTGTGATGCTACATTTAATAAAAAATCATCATTGACAAATCATCATAAAAATGCTAGATATTGTTTAATTAAAAGAGGTAAAATTGTAGTAGAACAAGTTGAAGAAACGTTTTATAATTGTAAATATTGTAAAAAAGTTATGGTTACTAAGCAAAGTTTAAATAATCACTTACAGTCATGTATAACAAAATATGAAGTTTTATATAAAGAAAAAGAAGAAGAAATATTAAAATTGCGACAAGAACATAAAGAACAAATAAAAGAACTACATGATAAAATAGAAAGATTGGCAATGAGAGCAATAGAAAAACCAACAAATCAAACAACAAATAATCTTATTCTTTCACCAATAGATTTAAGCCAAGAACATATATCAAAGGTTATAGCTGAAAAATTTACAAAAGAACATTTCTATGACGGTCAGGCTGGAGTAGCAAGATTTGCTTTTGATAATATTCTTAAAGATAAGGATGGAAAACTAGCTTATGTATGCACTGATGTAGCAAGGCATATATTTAAGCATGTAGATGAAAATGGAGAAATAGTAAAAGATGTAAGGGCAAGTAAATTAACAAAAAAGCTTACAGCAGATGTAAAGAAGATGTCAGGTCAAATAGTTATTAAAAAGACAAAGGAAGAAGAAGAGGCTAAAGTAAATTGTTCTTTTTTTCTAACAAAGAAGATGGAGGAAATAGCTGCAATAGATCAAGATAATTCAAAGTTTAGAATGGAGCTAGCAAATCTAACAGTTGAAAAATAATATTTTTAAATAAAAAATGATTTTTAAAGATAGAATTATTTCTAATAAATAAAATGTCTTTAGAATGTGAATTTTGCGAATCTAAATTTATAGGAAAATCGGCTTTAAAAAATCATCAAAAAACAGCAAAGTATTGTTTGATAAAAAGAGGTAAAATAGTGATAGTGGAAGTAGATCAAGAACCAAAAGAAGTAATATTTGAATGTAAATATTGTAATAAAAAGCTAGCTAGTAAGCAAAATTTAAATATACATTTACAGACATGCATACCTAAATATGAGTTTTTATTTAAGGAAAAAGAAGAAGAAACTGAAGGTTTAAAAACAACCAATAAAATACTTGAAAGTGATATTATTAAATTACAAGAAGAAATAAGTAAATTAAAAGATGAATTAAAAACATTACACGAACAAAATTTAAAAAAAATACAGGACGAAAATAAAGATAATAAAAAGAAGATAGATACAATGACAAAGAAGTATGTAAAAAAACAAGAGCGTATCCAATATGAAGTTCCAAATGTAATATATATACTTACAACACCGTCTTTAAAAAATGAGAGGAGATATATACTAGGAAAAGCAGGAAATTTAACAGACAGGTTATCAACATATAACAAGACAGATGAGCATCAGGTGGTATATTACCAAGGGTGTGTAGATTTAGAGAGTATGGCATTAGTGGAGAGTTTGGTTTTTAAAAGATTAAAGGAGTATAGAGAGAGGGCAAATCGTGAGCGTTTTATATTACCGGAAGATAAGGAAATTGATATTTTTATTGATGCTATAAAGAAAAGTATAGAGTTTATAAAAGAAAAATGATATTCAATTTTTATAATAAAAATTATAAAAATGTATTACGATTTTTTTCTATCTAGAAGTGGTTTATGTTTAGACTCAAGAATATTAGATTCTGGAACATAAGTCATAAATTTATATGCTTCTAATTGACAAATAACGTCTGAAAGATCGTCCTTTTTTGATTTTGTTTTTATGTTATCCATGACGTCGGATTCGTGTCTTATAGTAAGTATTCTATAAGCTTCTTCAACAGCCCATTTTTTTCTTTCAGGCTTACTCATTTTAATTAATTTGCCTTTTTTATCTAAAACTTTTTTAGGTGCGCCTAAAATTTGGGTTTTATGATACGCAGGAAATTCAACTGTTTTTTTGAATCTACCATATTTGAATATAAAGTAACTATAGCAATGTTGTCCTAATTTTACAGCCATGGGGTTTCTGTTTTTACCAAAGCTCATTTGCATTTCAATAACAAAAGTATCGCATTTATCCCAGTATTCAGCATATTTATCAAGGTGATCTACCATGTTGTGGAATATTTCTTTATCAAGGTATTTTGATTTATCGGAGTTGATTGTGAGGTCGGCATTAACATGTAATACGGTTTTACCATTTTTATATACTGTTTCCATAGTATTTTTAAAGCGTTCTTTACAAGTTCCGTCAGCGTTATATCGTGAGTCTTTAGGTATGTTTTTAATTTGTGATAATTGAGTGTGATCAAATTCTTGAATGTAAAAAGCAAAGTTTTTTTTACCAATGTCAAAACTTGCTATCCATATCATTTAATTTTAGATCTTTAGATCTTTAAATATATAAATCTAAATTTATATATTTCCAATAATAGCTATAATGTCTTTTTTTAGCTTCAAATCAAGTTTTGACATAATGACAATATCTTTTAGCGTAGTATTTTTAATAGAAGGAAAAAATTTATTTTTAAAAAGTTTATGACGTGTAATAATTGTATTAATATGATAACATAAACTTTTATTAGTGTTTCTGTTTTCAAATAATTCTAGTAAAACAATATACATGATTTCATAATCATTAAAGTCTAAAAGTTTTGTAAATATATCAAAATGTCTAGTCACCTTTTCCATTTAATATTAAAAAGAAACTAATTTTCATTTTATTTTTTTATATTGTGTTTATGCTTTTCGGTTTTTATAGGTGTTTCAGGAGGAAGAGGTATTGTATCGGCTTGTGTGGCGGTTATAGCAAATTCTGGAACGACTTCATGTAAAGTTTGTGTTGAAATAGCTTCATTATTCTTTTTGAATTCAAGAAGTTTGCTGTCAATTTCTTGGACGAAAGTTTCTAATTTACTGACAATGATAGCGTCGTCTTGATAAGTCTGTTGTAAGTTTATAATACCTTTTTTCATGTTGTTAATGTCTTCAATAACGTTAATACACATTGATATATCAGAAAGTTTTGAAGTTATCATGTATAATTTGAGTAGGTGAAATACTTGGGTAAGTGTGTCTGCTATAAAAGTTATAGTGTTTGTTCTAGTGTCTTGATAGTAGAAAGATCTACTTATTCTTGATATTAAGCTATCATTTTGTATAAAAAATCCTGCTTTAGTATTGATTTTTTCACCTTGTTTAATTTTAGAAATGAATTTTATTTTTGCAATTAGATCTACATTATCACACATTTACTATAAAAATTTATTAGTTTAAATATCTTTTATTTTGTATAAGCAGTGTCAAATTCAAGATAGCATCTGTCATCGTCTCCGTATAGAGGGTGTCCTATAGTGTATTGTGGAATACCGCTGCCTGGATCTTGTTTTACTTTTTCTGAAGAAAATTTTTGTTTGGTTTGTATGTTATTAGCAACTTCGTGTATAAAGCGTTTTATTTCACCTTCATCATGGGGACCATTGTATTTCATGAACGGTTTTCCATTGACGTATAAGATAATGTATGGGACATATGTTATAGGAGCAATAGTATCTCTAGCTAATTTGATACATTCTTTGTTAGTGCTAACATTTATCATTCCAAATTGGCAGCCTCCAATAGTTCCAGGGAGTCTTTTGAAAATAGGAATTAGATTTTTACAATGAGTGCACTGTGTAGAGTAAAATAATACCAATGAAAAGCCAGGTATTTGGTGACAAAGAATATTGCCTTTTGTTCCTTGTAAGACGTTAAAGTCTTCGGTTGTAAGAAATAATAATCCGCTCATTTAATATTTTATATTATATAAATATTGTATTTAAATAAGAAAAGTTTTTTTATTATATATAATAAAAAATGCAACAGCCAATTAAAGTATATAAACCGAGCGGTTCTTTTGGTAAGTTAAGCAATCAGTATAAGAAATTGATTGATATAAATGGAGAAAAGTGGAAAACGGTATCAAATTACGTATATGCAAATTTACTAAAAAATCCTATATATAGATTAAACATAAAAAATGTAGATTATCCTGATAAATTATACAATGAATATACCAAAATGTATAAAAAGAGTATTAATGATACATTATGGGATGCTTATTCTATTGGATACGCACATTTATGTGATAAAAATCCTGTATTATCAAAAACATTATTACAGACAGGCCAATCCAATCTTATATATAGAAGTGATAATATATTAATAGGCGTAAATAGTGAAGGAAAAGGAGACAACATTATTGGTAAAGTTTTGGAAAATTTACGATATAGAATTAAAAATACTCTTGCCAAACAACGTAAAGAAGAGTTAAAGGATAAAAGAAATGATAAATTATATAAAGCATATATAACATATGTATATTTAAAAGATTTATTATATGCTGGAAATAATTTAAATGAATTTGAAGATATGACTTTTAAAGATATTATTGAAAATAAGATAGGAGATAATGTAATAAATAAGGATTTATTTTTATCAAATATTGTTTCTACTATGCCTTTTTTTATTAATGAAGTAATAGATGATGAAGATATAAATACACTTATTTCTATTGTAAAAAAGAATGAATTAAGAAAATTTAGCAAGATTCTATATAATAAAAAGAGACTAATTGTTTTGAATCTATACATAGAGTATCTTATAGATCAACAATATCCAGACTTATCCCCAGAGAATAAAAAACTAGCACAGCAACAAACATTAAGACAATTAAGTAAAGAACAAGAGATAGAAATGTCTGAAAAATTATATTCTAGTTGGAAAGAGAACTTATTACCTGAAGAATTAAATGAAAAAATTGATAAAAATGTAGATGAAGTTTTAGCAGCTCCTCCATTAGCAGAAATTGAAGAAGCCGAAGGTGCTTTTATTAAGAAAAGAACTCCAGATAATAAACAGACTAAACGACGTATATCTGATACTGATAATTTACATAATATTTCTCAAATTAGACGCCTGATAGATTTAATTGATTCTACAGATAGTGATTCAAATAAAAAACAAGCTGACTCTATATTAGCAATATTAGATGGACCAAATGGTTTTTCTGGATATATTGACAGGCAAAATAAAAGAGTTGAAGAAATTAATCAAATGATTAGTTCTAATATAGGTGATAAGACTGAATTAACTAGAGAAAGAGATGCTATAATAGCAGAAGGATTTTATAATATAAAACCTGAAACTATTGACGCAAGAACAAAACAAATGAGAAAATCAGTTGAATCTTTAATGGAGACATATAATATTGAAAGAGCACTTAATTTAGAAAAATTTATAAAATTGACTAGAAATGAAGATGTTAATTTAGTTAAAAGAGGTATAATATCTCAAGAAGAAGCAGATATTAATTTTGAGAGAGAAATGGTTAGATATATAATAGATAAAAAACAATATATTGATCAACTAGTAGAAGATGTAGAAGAAAAAGAAGAGGAGAAAAAAATTCATAAAAGACCTATTATAACCGAGAAAAAAATAGGTGGTAAAGAAACAGTTTATCAAGAAGGAGATATTATAGCTGTAGATATAGGTGTTAAAAAAATAGGGGAATCTTTTAAAGGATTTTCACCAGACCAATTTTCAATGCTTACTATAAATAATTTTGTATATCCTACAATTTCTCATTATGCAACAACTTCACTATATTATCATATGATTTTAGCTATTCCAAATATGGAAGAAGCTTATAAGAGAATACTTATAAATCCTGAAAATATAGGGGCATCTGTTCCAGAAGATTTTAAAAATCTTTATACTATATCAAGTGAATATGGTATTGTAGTTAATATAGACCGTGATCATTTTGAAAAATATAATGCTGAGATAGCTATGGAATATAAATTTAGGGATGATGATTTACAAGATTTGTTATTAGAGACAAAAGATGCTGAAATAATATATGAAGATTTAGTTGATTCAATACTTGGAATAGGGCCACTAAAAGATGGTTTAAATTTTGTTGGAAAACAACTTGTAATTATTCGCGATCGTATAAAAATTAGTAGAGAAGATCTTACAAAACCAATAGTTAGTTCAGCTGAAATGCTAAAATTTATCAATTCATCTCCTGTAATGAGAGTATGGGCTGAACAAAATATAATAGAGATGTCTAATATAGTTAATATATTATCAAATTATACAGAGATTGATAAGACTAAATTAACTCTTTTTGTATTACGTAATTTTAGCAATAATACAGAAATTATACAATTTAAAAATAAAGAAGGTGATAAACCTTTTATTAAGGATATTATTATAAATTCTACTGTATTTAATAATGTTAGTGAGTATATGTTAAATTTTGTAGTAGAATATTTTAAAACATATATTTTTTCTAAATTAACCTTACTCATACGTGATAATCAAATAAATACAGGTGAAGATATAATCAATTTTATTACAACACAAGAGCAGAATAAAAATATATTGAGTAATAAATGTAATCCTATAATATTGCCTCAACTTGATAATTGCATTTTAAATGCTCTTATCAATATAATAGGTGCTATTAAAACACTAGATGAGAATATTGATATGGAAGATTCTGTTAAAATTGCTGGTTCTATTATTTTAGGAGAAAATATACTCCATAACGCTGTAGTAAATGATGTTCTTGAAGAGAATAGAATAAATATATTATTAGCTATAGAAGATATTAAAGGTGACTATAATATTGATGAAACAATAAGTTTATTAATGGGTATGGTTAATATAATCAAAAACTTTGAAAGTGAGAATAAGATAAAAAATATCAATAAATATAATCTTATAAAACCTTCTATAGGGAGGTTTTTCTTTGTTAAGTATCCTCCAGCTCCGGATAGTAAAAAAATAAAAAATAAAAAATGATTTATAATTTCTTATATTTACAAAAATATAAAAAAATGACAAAATGTAAAGGTAAAGATTGTAAAAAGGGTGCTTCTTTTAATTATCCAGGTGAGCTACGTAGATTTTGTGCTACTCATAAAACAGATGGAATGATAAACGTAGTAACAACAGTAAGAGTATGTAATGAAGCTGATTGTAAAAAGGGTGCTTCTTTTAATTATCCAGGTGAGCTACGTAGATTTTGTGCTACTCATAAAAAAGATGGAATGATAAATGTAGAAAGAAAAGTAAGAGAAGTATGTAATGAAGCTGATTGTAATAAACAAGCTAGATTTGCTAAACCTGATGAATTAGTTAGATATTGTGGAACACATAAAAAGGAAGGAATGATAAATGTATATATGAAAATTTGTAATGAACCAGATTGTAAAAAATATGCTTTTTCTGGATATAATAAATGTGGAAAACATGGAGGAGGAAAAAGATGTAATGAACCTGATTGTGGAGCTTTTGCTAGAGCTAAAAGTGATAAATGTGTAAAACATAAAGGCGGAAAAAGATGTAATGAACCTGGTTGTGGAGGTGGTGCTTTAGGTAATACCGATAAATGTGGAAAACATGGAGGAGGTAAAAGATGTAATGAACCTAATTGTAAATCTTTAGCAGAAAGTAAAACTGGTAAATGTTCTAAACATAAAGGCGGAAGAAGATGTAATGAACCTGGATGTGAATCTGGTGCTGTAGGTAAAACTGATAAATGTAAAAAACACAAAGGAGGAAAAAGATGTAATGAACCTGGTTGTGAATTTGGTGCTGCTGATAATAAAACTAGTAAATGTGGAAAACACGGAGGTGGAAAAAGATGTAATGAACCGGATTGTAAATCTTTAGCTCAAGGTAAAACTGATAAATGTATAAAACACGGTGGTGGTAAGCGTTGCAACGAACCAGGTTGTGAATCTAAAGCTAGAGAAAAAAGCGATAAATGTATAAAGCATGGTGGTGGTGAAAGATGTCCTAATTGTATTAATTGGATTGATTCAAGAGTAGGATCAATTAAATATGATGGATATTGTGCCACGTGTTTTAAGAGAGTGTTTCCAGAAGATGAAAGATCTAAAGTTATATATTTACACACAAAAGAAATTCGTGTTAGAAATGCTATCAATGATAAGTTTGATGGGTTTATTCATGATAAGCCCTTATATACAGGAAATTGTGATTGCACCCATAGAAGACGTATAGATCATAGAAAGTTGATTGGTAATACAATTTTAGCGATTGAAACAGATGAACGTGGTCATAGTGGTTATGACAAAAAAGATGAAATAATTAGGTATGATGACGTATATATGATTCATAGTGGAAAGTGGATATTTATTAGGTTTAATCCAGATGGTGATAAGAAAATTGATATGGAAGATAAGTTAGAAAAGCTTATAGATACAATAGAGGAACAACTAGGTAGAATTAAAAATGAAGAAAATGAAAACCTTTTAGAAATAATAAAGTTGTATTAAAGTTTGAAAATAATTTTAAATAAATATATTATTTAAAATGTAATTAAAGAATATATTTATAAGTCTAAAATTATAATAAAAAATTGAATAAGATTTATTATTAGAAAAATAAAAATGATATTTAAATAGATAAAAATATGAAAAAAATCAAAAATGGCTAGTTCTTTAGTGGATATTACTGTGCGAACATTTATAGATAAAATAGTATCAGAGTATAGTATTGAGAAAAGTGAATTAATTATGTTATGGGAAGGTATGAATAAAACCGAAGATGGGTCTAAAGTAGAAAAGAAATATGATAGAGATAGTCTTGAAAAATTGACTAAACCTCTTTTAGTAGAAATTTGTAAAGAAAAGAATATTAAACATACTGGGACAAAGGGTGAAGTCGTTGATCGTATTATTGCTAATGTTAATGGAGAAGAAACAAAGGTTGTAGAAACAAAAAAGAGAAAAGTTGAATCTAAACCAGCTCAAAAACAAACAGTTGTAGCACCACCTCCTGATGTAAAAGACA